TTTAATCTCATCCAATACGGGTAACTCGCTCTCATCTACATCAAATAAGAACGAATCGTACGTATATAGTACGAGTTTGGTATTCCTACCTTTCAATAGTTTGAATATACGAAATAATATTTCAACATTCACGCTTGTTTCCATATTTTGTAAAACGTAGTTAAATAACTTTTGTGGATTCATATTTTCTAAGTTCCACTCACAAAATTGATAACCGGAGATTGGTGCCTCTATCCAACCGTGCTCTTGGTAATTAGCCCATAAATTATCCGTATATACTTGGATTTTCCTAAAGAACTCCAGGTCCTTATATTGCTCAAATACACCTCCGTAAAGTTGTTTAAACGTTAATTCTTTGGCCTTTTTGTAATCCACCCCATACATTTGCGCAAAAGCTTGGTGAATATCACTTTCACCGAAGTCAAAATCAACCAACATAGCTGCCAAAGTAGGGTGATAGGCACTAATATCAAATTCGACAAAAATATCGTTACGCGGAATAAAACTTTTTCGGCACCCGTCTTTATGCGAAAGTGCCGCGTAATTAACCCCTCCAAACTTGTTAGAAGGTCTTGTCGTAAGTGTTTTGAAGTTATAACTAGTATAAACAAACTCGTCTTCAACTGGGTGGAAATGTTTTTCAAATTCATTTTTATCTATTTTTATACCATTACGTTCGATGGCGTTAAACACTAATGTAGTTTTGTCATTATAGAACGGGTTTACCACGGTTTCAACGCGGTGCTCTAAATCATCATATATTTGCTCACAAACCTCATAATGTTTAGTAATCGGCACGAGTTGGTTTACCGTTAATAGAGATGGAAATCTCCTATATAATGTAGTATGAGCTGTTGTTTGAGGAGGTATATACGGAGGAGATCCTAATGTTATATCTATAAGTTGCTTTAAAATCGTATAATGTAGGAACTCTTTCTTATCTCTTACATATATATTCTCTAACCCTTTTAAATACAAATAAACCTCATCCTCAAATAAATTTTCGCATTCGGGGTGAGAAACAGGTAGAATGTATCCCTTATGACCTTTTATAGGTCTTACATAAAAAGCACAAATTGAGTTTTGTGTAGGGTGTTGATAAGGATTATTTGGGATAATCTCTACAAACGCTTCTTTAAAACCGCTATTTTGTAACTTTTCAAATTGTTCTTTATTCTCTATTAACCAAAACACTTATTTAAATATATAACCTATTTTTTTATTATCCAACTTTAAAAATTAACGAACTGGAGGGGTTTGATCTAAGTATTGGAGTTTTACTTTGTAGGGGTAAATAGTATATTCTTTACCATTCCATGTAAAGATGTATGGATCTGTGGATTCATATGCATTTCTTGCTCTTGTTCTTTCTTGTCCTGCTGCCGAATATTCACCTATAAAGCCTGGTTGGGCGTATGATATGTGAATATGAGCTTTGAGACCAGGTTTGCTTGGATAATAATATTCATTGATAAATCCTAATTCTTCGGTACCTAAAGTAGCACCCCATAATAAACGGCGAAATATTTCCCAAACTATTCGATCGGCTTTTTTCCATCTATTTTTAATATAATTTCTTGTTTGTATCCCCCCTTCCGTAGGAATGACTCCTATAACAAAATCAAGTCCATTACCAGTTCTATGGCGGCTATTTTTACTAGTACTATTAATATGAGCTACATCATTACCACCAGTTATACGTTTGGATATATTAAACCAAGCATCAGAAATATCTTCCGGAATATATTTTAATTCAGCTAAATTTAAAAATTCCTTATCTATAAAATCAAATAAAGCTATAGCTAAATTAGCTAAATCTATAGAAATATCACCACCACTTGAGACTTCTGAGTGCTCATATCCTGGTTTTTGTTTAGGGATGTACCTACTACCATTTTTGGTTGTGGGATTAGTCCCAAGCATTAAATTTTCAAGTGCGAATTCGAAATATTGTGCATTGTAATTTTTTCCTTTATAATCTTCAGTTATACGGAAAGGTGGAGCAGGGGGGTTAGAGGTTGTTGGGTCTAGGTATGTAGCTTGGCTTAAATCTGCTACAGTTGATACAAAAGTTTGGCTTATGAATTTATCGCGTATTGTAAAGAATCTTTCAAAACCATAACCCTGTCGAATTGATTTTGTTTGTTCTCTTAGGGATTCTACTAATGAGTCTTCAAAAGAAGAGTCAGTTAAAAGTGTAGAATTAGGAGATAATAAACTTTCTCTTGGAGATAAACTTTCTATGAGTGTTTTTGTATTATCTACTGGTTTAGGTTTTCCATCGTTTTCTATATAAGTTTTAAAACTTGGGTCAATTCTATCTCGTTTTATAATAAAATCAACTTGTTTTTCATTTAACAAGCCAACCTTAAGTCTATCATCTCCTACAATAACCCAAGGTAAAATTATTTCTTCCCACATATATTGATCGCTTGGAGGGTTGAATGCAATTTCAATATAAATATTTTCATTAACTTTTTTAGCAAAGTATCTAGTGATTTCTCCTCTTTGTATATCTTCGTTAGTAATAATAGGGGTGTAAGGAGTGGGAGTCCAAGTAGTGGGATTTATTGAGGTGCCTTGGTTATAGGCTAAATTATTAGGATTATTATTTATTGAATAAGAGGGGGTTGTTGGATTAAGTAAGGTAGGACTAATAAGTTCAGTTGGAATTAAAATCTGATTGTTGTCCGTATTAGGTAAATCCCCCGAATATAAAATTCCTTTAGAAGTTCTAAAGTAAGGACCAACATAACGAGTTGAAGATTCTCTTATAGAAAGTTCTCCGTTACTGTATAATCCGGTTTCGACTTGATTTTTAGGGAAATAAGGCATTAAATATAATGTTAAAGGGTAATATTAAATTTTAGCTGAGGGGTAATGTTTAATACCGGATCATATTCTTCCTTAGGAATTGATGCATCGTTCCATCTGTCACTTGCTCTTTTATATTCAGACAATTCTAATCCACTTTTAGTACCATAGGAAATATAAAAATTTCCATTAGGGAGTCCCTCTGAGGTGACACCATTTAATTCAACATTTCTATATTCATTTATATAACCCATATTAGCAGTACCTAAGGTAATTCCTAAAAGAATTCTATCAATCTTTTCTCTTAAGCGTTTGGTTTCTATAGAAGTGTCGGTTGGTTCTCCTACTATAAATCTTATAGCATTACCGGTTTTATGTCTATTACCACCTAAACCACTATGGTAAATATCATTACCTGCTGTTATAGTATATCGGATTGACTTAAGGTGATCCCTTTGAAGGGGATCATATCTTTCTGGGACTTTATCGAATATTGTATCAAATACTGCTTCAGCCAGATTGTACATCTCAAAAGTGATATCATTACCTGAAGAGGTAAGTACGCCACCACCTGTAGAGTCTACTTCTTCGTTGGGCCAACCACCACCTCTTATTTGGTTAGCATCACTTAAACTAGTTCTTAGTAAATCAGCCCACCTAGTATTCCCTGTTATATTATTTCGTAAATTAGAGGGTTGCTTTGGTGATGGTGGTGGAGTAGAATTACTTGTAAAGTCTCCTTTTGCTACTTCTATAAGATATTCTTTATTAGGTAGAATGGGATAAGCTAAAGTATCTAATTTAGTATACCATTTATTATTTTTAATTTCATGGCTTACTCCCTTAATAACCCAATACAAACTTTGAGGATAATAATTAGGAAGAAACCTAGTGTCAATGTTTAATTTGTCATATATTCTAATTCCTGAAAGTCCTTCTATTGTAACCTGGATGTTTAGGGGGATCATTCCTTGTTGATTAGTTGCTGTAGAATATTCTATACTATCTTTGCTAATTTGATTTTTTCTTAGATATTTAATATATTCTTCGTTAGTATATTGAGTTAATAAACTTAAAAATCTTTTTTGCATATTCACATAACGACCATAGTTACTACGGTCAGGAAAGTAAGGAAATGCTGCAAATTTACTTATCTCCCTCTTATATTTTTCATAATAACCCCAAAAGAAAAAACTAGTATTATCTATTTCCTCATTTCTTACTTCTATATAACTAATAGTCATCCCAGAATATCCTAACCAAAGACTAGACATTTCTTGTTTAGTTCTATGTAATAGTTCTTCAGTGGTAAGTACTTTAACATTATCGTATTTACCTAAAGAATCTATTTTATTAGGATAAAATCTATCTATTAAACCCTCGTTCCAAGCACTTAATCCTGTAGCATCTCCTTGTGTATTAATGCCTTGAGAAGAGGCTCCTATACTTACTATAGTAGCTAAATCATTTGTTAACTCTGTTTTAATATTAAAATCTGTTACAAATGATCCTTGTTTATCTGGAGTGATACCATATAGATTTATAATAGCATCTTGTTTATCTTTTTTAGTAATAACTCCGTAAAGACTAGTTTGGTCATAAATTCTCATTACTCGATCATCATCTAATCTAACAGTAAGTCTATTTACTCCTCCTAAAACACTATTGGCTTCATTAAGTAAAGTTTTTACAAATTCAAATAAGCTAAAAGAAGAAGTTTTATAATCTCTTAATTCATTAATAAGCCCTAATACAAATGAAGATTCAAAGTAAATATTCATAATCTTTCCATGTCTTATAAAATCAGTATTATTAGGATCATTTGGGTCTTTTGTAGAAGAGAAGGGTTCAATATTTGGTAGAAATTGAGTTCGAGAGCGCCAGTATTCTGAGTTTTCAAAAAATTGGGAGTGTATTGCACCTGAAGAAGAACTTACAGGAAACATATATGCTAAATCTTCATCATCAGAATTAGGAAGATATTCATGGGTTTCATTATATAAAGACATTATAGTATCTCCATTAGAACCAGAGTAGTAATATGGGATTTCACCTCTAGAAATTATTAATTTTGAAGGATCTGCAGACATATTAAGTCCAGGATCATACATTATATTACGATCAGGGTCTGTATCTATATCTAAGATGGGTTCATTATCTCCTCTTGAGCTATAAAGTAATAAGCGATCCTTAATAAAGTCTAGTAAGTCTCCAAATCTAATATAATAGTAAAAATCTTTATAAAATAAAGCAAATGTTGAAGGGATTTTGTTTTGTCCGGAATAGACTTCAGAGGTTCCTATAGAATGAGCAGGTCTAATATAATTTAGATCCGAGATTCCATCGGGGGTTTCGGGTGATGATACTAAAGAACTACTTGATGGTATATTGAATGTGTTACCATCAGCATCTACAAAAGTTCCACCTTTTATCTTTATCTTATATTTAGGTATAAGATGAGTTCTATCATAAGTAAGCATATTTTCTGAAGATGAAACATATAGGAGACTTATTAAGCCTTCTTCTTTTCTAATAACTTCTTGTCTAAGTGTATTAGGGGTTGATACTATAGATATAAAACTAGCTAAGGCTGTTGAATGATCTTGTGGGTTTTCTAGATTATCAATAGTATAACTAGAATAATTACCTTCAGGGATATTAGTTAAATTATCAATTTGCAAGCTTTCAATTATATCTCCTTGACTAATTAAAGATAAAGTAATTTCGTAGTATCCGTTTTTATTAAAATTCCATTTAAAGTTTTTTACTTTGCCAAAAAAAGCATCATAGTTACCATTAGATAATTGTCGATTACGTTCTATTAATTGTAAAAAAAGACTAGGATTTTCTTTAATATCTTTTCTAAGGTAATTACCTTCAAGAGGTGTTTTATCTAAACGGTCTAACTCATAGTCGGTTATATAGTTTCCTTTACCACTTAAAAAAGTATCTAATAAACTATATACTCCTTCACTGTTAGGGTCTGAAATATATTTTTCTTTATTGTTATAGTAAATAGAATTACCCCATTCTAAAAACATAGTATATCCTATCCTATTGTATAAAGTATCTATATAACCAAACTGTTCTTTGCTATTAGCTCTAATTGTAACTGTAGCTTCTCTAAGGGAGCCCATGTTTCTAGATTTAATATTAAAAGAAGTTATACCAGGCATAGCCGCCTGGCCCATTTCAGTTCCTCCAAATCCGTAAGCTGCTTTGTTTAAAGGTGAAGTGGTATTCGATACTCCATATCTATAAGAAGGGGTCATAGGGGTTTCGTTGGTTTGAGCATTATAATTCTTAAAAATGTTTTTTCCTTTTTCAGTAGATGCATCAAAATAAGCTGTTCCTCCGTATAATACTACATTTCGAGCTAAAGTATCATCAACATATTGATTAGGATCTCCTGGAAGGTTTAGGTCCTTGGCTCTTTTTTCTCCTTTAGAGGTTATTTCTCTTATAAGATTACTATCGTCATCATAATCATATAGTGAACTTAAATTTACTGAGGATGCTAAGGCTATGTATGCCGATTTAGCATTTTCCCAAGTAATGTTTTCAGTTGATTTATTGGTTTTTCCTAGGATTTCTTGCCTTGTATTGATTTGATCATTTACATAATCTTTAAAAGAATCTCCTAATAAATTAGTACCTTCAATATTAACATTAGCCATAACTTATCCATTTATATTTAAAGCATTTAACGCAAATTCTAAATTACTAGGTATTCTTATTTGTACTCCAATTGGAGGATATAAAGAACCTATATATTCAGGATTTGCAGATGATATAACCCACCAATAATCCGAATTATTGTAATAATTTTGGGCTAAAATATCATATCTATCCCCTATTGTAGTAATAACGTATAAATCATCATTACTACGAGGAATTTCAAGATATTTGTTACTAATATAATGACGATTTCCTTTATTATCACGTCTTATTAATGTTCTACTGTATCTACCCATCTAATATTGTAATTATGTAAGATTATCTAAAGAGTCATTAATTACTGATAATAAATTTCTGAGTCTTTTTATTCTCATTTCTTGTTAAATTTTATCTTCTACTAAATTATAAGTTTGATTACTTCCAGAAGCTATAAATGCTTTATTAGCTTGAGCATGATTTGTTTGATACGGGGCTCCTAAACTGTATAAGCTATTACCTACACTATCAGTTTCACTATTGGCTAATGCTATATATCTTTGTTTAATGGCACTAAAACCATATATACCCTTAGGATTTTCACCTGCTGAAAATGCTGAACCTACTGTTTGAGGTAAGAATACATGAATTGGTTTAAAGGTTACTGAGACATCTATTCTATGAGATAACTCTTTTACTTCTTCATCTCTATAATTAATACCTCCTACATTACTTGTATCTTGACTACTAGCAGGTATAGCTATTTCCCAAGTTGAATCCTCAGGCATAGTGTAACTTAATGTTGTAATAATTCCTGGTTGTTCGAAGAAATAACCTCCAATAGTTAATTGGTGGAGATTACCTCTCATAAAACCTTGTTTACTAAAGTTAGGTGTTAAAGTAGATTGTAAATAATTTAATTTTTGATACATTATAGAAAGCTCAGGTCTTGATTGAGCTACTACTTGGAAATTAAAACTTACGGTTCTACTAAATCCTTCATAATTAAAGAAATCTTCACCTCTACCTAAATATTTAAATTCTCCCCATTTAGCCCCCATCGTATCTTGAATTTGGCCGTTAAAAAAAGCTGGGAAGTGTACAAAAGTTTTTTCTTTGGGGTTATCGGGGTTAATTACGGCAAATCTAAATTTAATAAAGTCGTTTTTAGGTTTATCTTGTGATACAGCTTCTGCTTTGTACATATAGATAGCATTAACCTTATTAACAACATTTGGTTTTTTAGTAGTAGGATCTAAAGCACCTATAGAATAATCATGTCTATCTAGTAAAGGGTTGCCTGGGTTGCCTGCTCCTACTCTTATTTCAAAATTTTTAGAATTATAATCGGGGGCATTAGTTAAAGTACCTCTTTTTCTAGCTAAAATCATTTCACTAGAATTTAAAACTTTACCTTCTCTAATTTTTGTTCTAAAATCTTGGATTTGGTTTGTGGTTCTATAAGTTTGATCACTAGAGATTTCTAGTAGATTGTTATTCATAGTAGCACCACCTCTACCAAAAAATAATCCTCTATTAGTTTGGTATAAAGGATTATTTATACCTGTTCTAGTACCATCTTTGGCAAAATTTATTCTAGTCCTAACCGCACTAGGGTTACTACCTGCTTGGGGACCACCTAAATAAGAATATAAAATTTTACTGTTATTTTTTGATACTATAAATTCATCAGTAAGATACCCAACTCTTGAAATTGCAGTTTCATCTGGGTTAGTTCTATTGGTCCAATTTAGGTATTGAGGTCTACTTAATGTTTCATTTAATCCTGTAGGGTCGGTACCTTGTTTATTAGGGTGAGCACCTATAATGTTTCCTGTAGGGCCGGCTGCTAATAATGTAGAAAGAGGTAAATAAACCCCATCATTTAATCTAGATTTATTGTAAAAACTTCTTAAACTTGGTTTAAACCCAGCAAAAATATTGACCCCAGTCATTGATAGGAGTTCTTGTTTTGCTACAAATTGAATACCTGCAGGGGTTTTAGTATCGGTAAACATTTTACCTAATCTAATAGCATCTGTAGTAGCATCTACAAAGGCGCTAGCTCCACCTCTAAGAAGGAAATCAGTACCTGTACCTATAGCAAAACGATCTGGGGTAGGTGATAGAAAATCTGATCCTAGTTCTGTAACTATATATGGTTGACCACTCCATGCACTACCAGGTCTATCACCTGCTGTATTCGGAGAACCAAATCTTAAAGACCTAAGGTCAGTTTTTAAATCTAATAACGGCATTCGATATTAGTTTATTTAGGAGGTGTTAAATCTACTAAATTATTAGGGTTAATCCCAGTTTCAGGAGCTTGATATCCTTGAGGGGTTAAACCGTTTAAATCTAGTGTAGAAGGTTGTATTGTTCCTTTTTGGTTAGCAATAAACGGATTACCGTTAATAGAGTATTCAAAATGAAGTTGTGAATCTTCATTATTAAATATAGCAAATCCAGGAGCATAGGGTCCTTGAGCTGTTGGTTTATTTACAGGACCTCCATTAGTATAACTTAAAGGTGAGCCTGATCCGTTTTTTAATTTGTCTATTAATCCCATAATATATTTTGTTATAAATATTAAAAATGTAAATAATTTAACCTAAACCGCTATAATCTTTAGCAAATGCAGTTCCTACTTCTTCAGAACCCATATAAATTCTATTTTCTTTCATAGCTATAGTTTTTAAATATTCTAAAACGTCTCTACTATATTGATCATCTCCACCATTTACCCCAAGTTTAGTACCCCCAGCCATTACTAGAGTATCTTTGGGGTGAGTAGAAATTGTAAAATCTTCTACTTTAATACCTCTAACTTTAGAAGCTTGTTCCTCTTCTATATCGTTTATCATAGCATTCATAGCCAACCCTCCACCTATAATAGCAGTGGCAGCTACACCAAATGTTAATGCTGAGGCTAAACCTATACTTAAAGATGTAGCAGTTGCTAATGACGCTATTAAAGAAACTAGACTTCCTATCATTTTAGCAAAAGATAATCCTACTATAGCTCCTAAAACAATTTTTAAAGCTTTAGTACTACTTAACATTCCGGTAATAGCCTCTACTATAGGTAGGGCTTTAATAGCTAAATCACCTAAAGCTGATTGCATTTTCTCTAAGGCCATATTCAGCTCTTCCTGGGCGCTAAGTTCTTCCATTGCTAAATAGTTTTGTTCACCGTACTTTTCAATAAAATCATCTTTAAGTAGATTTTGATATTCAGATTTTAGTACCATTTCAGCTAATTGTTCTTTACTTATACTTAAAGCATCTGCTGCTAATTGTTGTGCTACTCTATTGTCAGTAGCAAATGCATTTAGTATTTCTTCTTGGTTTCCAATTTCTGCTAAAACTCCGTTATAATCATTAGCTAGTGCTAAACCTCTAGCTTTATTTAGGTTAATTTCTCGTCCAGTAACTAATTGGAATGCTAATTCGCTTTCAATTGATTTTTCAAAGTTTAACAGACCATCCATAATCTGTTCTGTTGAAGCTAAAGAAAGACCTAATCTTTCAGCTTGTAATGCAACTTCAGTTAATAATCCAGTAGACATTCCTAAAGAAACTACCATTGAAGAAGAAGCAGTTGCTATATCTTTATAAATAGCCCTTAAAGAAATACCTGTTCTATTTTGTTTATTAAAAGCATTTACAGTATCATCTATATTGCTATATATTTCGCCCGTACTTTTACCTTGAAGAGCAAATAACATGGTCATTTTAGAAGCTTCAGCATTAGACATTCCTAACTGTTTAGTTAAGAATACAAAATTTTCTAATGTATCATCAGAAAAATCTGCTACTAAACCAGTTTGAGATGATAAAGAAGTAAAAGCTTCGTTTAAACGTAAAGAGCTAATATATGCTTTTTCAGAATTTACTTGAATTGCTAGGAAGCTTTCTTGGAGATCTTTTGCATTATCTTTAGAAATACCTAATGCTCTTTGAAGTTTTACTACATTAGCACTAGCTCTAAGGAGAGCTTGAACTATATATTTGAAAGAAAGTTCAGAAAGGGCAAGTATTTTTTGAGTTCCACTTACTTCTTTATTCATTAAAGCAGCCCCAAATCCAGATTTACCAAAGGCCCCAGCTATCCCTCCCATACTTATAAGGATATTTTTCAATAGTCCTTTTTGGAGGATTTGTTTATCATTTAAATTTTTAGCGGCGTTTCCTAGTTCTTGGGCTTTATCTAATTCTTCGCCCATAATAACTTCTTGTTCAAGGTCTATCTCAACTCCTTCTCTACGTAGTTGATTAGCAGCCTCCATGGCTTTAGCTCGATCATATTCTTGTCTTTTTAATAAGGCACCTAATTTTTTTCTTTCAGAGGCATCTAATTTAGTACCTTCCACCATTTTTTTCTGGAGGACTCCAATATCGGTGTTTGATTTGGCGACTGCTTTTAAGGCTCCTACAAGATCTCTTTCAAAAGATTTAGCAGTTTTTTTAGCAGCTTCATCTAGAAATTCAGTTTCTGAAACTGCTTTTTGGATGTTACCAGCAATACCCCCAAGGGCATTATTCAGACTCTCAACTTCGTCGGTTACTTTATCAACGTTATTTACTAAATCTTTAAATGTTTCTTCGTTTTTCTTAGCCATAAGATATTGTATATGTTATAAATATTACTTATAACTAGTTTTTTTAAGGAAATCAGGAGACTTAATTGTACCGTCTTCGTCGATTATAGTTTTAAGATTTGAGTTTTGACCGTTTTTAGCTTGTTTAATAGATTTTTCTTGCTTTTCGTAATAGTCTTTAACTTTATTATAAGTAAATTTACGAAGCCAAAGAGGCATTTCATAGACTTCTGTCCATGAATAGCCTCCTTGACCATGAAATACTATTTCATGTATTTGTGTTAGAAAACTAACTCTATATTCTTGTGCTATTTTAGGCGTCAGGCCAAAGAAAGCTAATCCCAATTGGGATAGAGACTGGTCTTTCTGAATTAGAGGGAAAAAAAGTTAAATCCACGTCTGGTTGAATTTTTTGAACATGCTCTCTAAATGCCCTAGCATCTCGGGCTAGAAAAGCTGTATCTACAAATTCTCGAATTGTTTTACTTTCTCTATCACCATTAATTGAGGTAATCATGTATTTAAGACGTGTAGTTAGAGATGGAGAATCATCCTTTTTAATTTTCTTTAAGCCTTGAATTTCTTTTTCGATCTTGGCCTCATCACCATGTGTTAAAAATTTAAATGTAACTTCATTATCTGAAGATGGGAGGGTAAAAGAGAATTCATTTTGGCCTTTAGTATATAAAGATTCATCAAGTGGCTTATTTTCAATCTGAGAGAGATCTACTGTTTCTTGTTCTCCTTCATAATCAAATTTATACTCGGCTCCATATCCTAAAATACGGGCAGCGATCATGATAGCGTTTTTATCTCCTACAAGAATATCATTATAGTTAACTTTAGTAACGATTAATGATTGAAGAAGTTTATCAACTACAGTACCATTTTTAATATAATTCTGGTTTGTAAGGATATCCTCTTCTTTAGCAGTCATGTACTTAATTTCGATAGTACCATTTGATAGGATATGACCTTCAGGGTAAAGTAAACCTTTTGAAGGTAATTCGATTGTTTCGGTTGGTAAGTTAAAACTCATATATTATTATTTATAACGTTTATCTAGTATACATATAACGATAAAAAAGAGCTTAACCGAAGCCAAGCTCTCTTTAAAAAAATATGTAAACTTTTTTAGTAGTTTAGTACACAGTAATCTGGTTGTACTGTCATCTGTAAGTTGATTGCAGTGTTTTCAGTATCCCAACCATATTCGCCAAAGTTAGCTGTTGTAATTAAGGCACCTTTAATAATCCATTCGGAAACTATATCACCTACAGGACCTACAACGTTGAAAGTTAAGTCTTTCTTGTAAAAATCAGAGTAACCATCTCTACCTGTTACTGATTCGTGGTGTAAACGTACCCATTCCATTACTGCTTGAGCACCTGAAGGGGTAATTGGGTCAAATAGTGTGAAAGTAATTTCTCCCCAAGTTGATTTACCTTTAACAAAACGTTGAACGTTAATATGGTTTAGAGGTACAGTACCTTGAGTAAGAGTTACAGCACTAACACCTTTTACTATATAAGCAGGGAAACCATCAATATACATGATAAACCTATTTGCCTGCTTAGGTTCAAAAGCGGTGAAAAATATTTCGTTAGGATCTAATACTGCCATTGTTATTTATTTTATTCTATTATAAATATTTACTTTTTTAACTTTTATTCAGGGAATGTAGCTCCTGTTGGTAATACGTTAAAGTCTAAGTAAATGAATTCAGCCGTTCTAGTTGGTTGTAAGTAAATAGCACCTACTAATTGGTTTCTATCAATTACATCCGGAGTATTATTTGAATCATCCATTACTACTTTGAATGCGTAAAGACCTTGTCTTTGTTGTACACCTTCTAAGTATGGGTTTACTGCTGCTAAGAAGTTATTTCTTGTTGCTGCTGTATTTTGTTCAAATACTAGAGTTTGACCAATTTGAGAAATGTAAGATTTAAGAGCAATTAATAATCTTCTAACATTTACTCTATCAAGTGCTGAAGCCCGTTTTTGGAGTGTTTTCTGGCCGTAAACTACTACTCCAGTTCCAGGGAATGAAGCGATTGGGTTAACGTTTGCTTCATATAGTGTATCTCTATTAGCTGATGATAATGGTCTTTCAGCGAGATTTACGGTAGACATTCCTCCTCTGTTGATACCCGCTGGAGCAAACCAGGGCTCGCCTACACTGTCGTTAAATGCGAAAACTCCCCCCATAAATGTTGAAGCTGGGAGCCAAACATTCTTACTTGTGGCTGTATCTTTAGTTTGAATCCAAGGCCAGTACATAGCAGCGTATGAGCTGTTTCTTTGACCTGCTTCATCTGTAGCATCTGCAATAGTACTTCCGTAAACTACAGGATCTAATACATAAAGGCTATCACCTCTTTGTTGTGTATTATTAATAAGAGAAGTTGTTTGGGTTGGGTGTTGTGAATTAAATAATCCAGGAGTTAATAATATGTTAAATCTATAGTTATCTGCATTAGATAATAGATTTATCATATTAGTGTAATCCGTACCAACTAAACCTTGAGATTGTTTTTGAGTACCCGTACCTGCTTTATCGTAGAAATTATTACCTTCTACATAAGAACAAATATTACTACCTACACCACCTCCAAATGAACCATCTGCTGATCCAGAGCCTAATTGTGGAATGGAACCCGTAAAATTATCTTTAGCAATACCTGCATTATTAAAATAATTAGGGGTTAATTTATTAACAGATCTTACTCTTACGTATCTAGAACGATTAGGGAAAGAACCTGAAATTTCTAGATAGTTTTCAGCTTGGTTATAGTTGTACTTATAGTCACCGATTGCTTTAGTAATAAAGTTATCTTGAGTTGGATCTAAAGATACATTATTAAATTCTTCTAGCATTTTTGTATCAATATCATCACGATCTCCTCTTTGAATTTGGATAGAGAAAGTACCTGCTGATTCATTTCGTGATGTAATTTGCCATCTAACGTTATCAATTGAGCCTGAATCTAATGATCCGTTTGTTACTGGTCCTACGTTATTCCAAACGTCTCCTTGGTCAATAACTTCTAAAGTAAAGGCAGTATTTGCACTTGAACTATCCATAACGGATGCTGAAGCGTATTTCCAAGCTGTTGCCGAACCTGATACTACTCTAGTTACTAATAAAGTGTTACCGCCATTAGAGAAATAATTTTCTGCTGCTAATGAAGTAAAGTAAGAATATTCTTCACTACCACTAATTAATTTAGATCCAAATCTGTTTTGATAATCACTGTATGTTGTTACAATTGTAGGTTGTTCTACAGGACCTTTAACTGTAGGACCTATGATAGCAGCACCTACTTGAACAGGTTGCTGCGTAATAAATGACTGGTCATTCTCTCTTGCTAATACACCAGGTGATACTAATGTTTCTGCCATTGTGTTAGAATTATTATTTTGTTATAAATATTCAAGAGAG